AAGGAGTTGATCCATCGGCGATAGCAAAAGACGCCATCTTTGACCATAGTAAATAATTTTAATATAATATATATTAATCAATATTTATATATTATAAACGTATACCCGTGCACCGCTTAGATATCTAATGAAATCATATTTTTATCAGACCGTTGCTTTCTTCGATTTGTTCGCTTCGGCAGCGACGAATTTTGACCATCTCTTAATGAAGAGACGCTAACCATCGACTCATTTTCATCGTTTCTACCTGCATTTTCGCTGAGATTAACCTCACGTGTTTTTAACCCAGATAAAAGATTGTCCAAATCGATTGACTGTGGACCCTTCATCTCAGGCCTGACGGAACGAGACTGTTCTGGCTGCATTGATGGTTTCGAGTTCGCATTCGAAACATTTTCGTATTGATTGCTTACATCAACTCCCTCCTCTCGGAACATAGTCCCCCTACCCATCGCGATGTCGGGGCGATTGCTGGGTGCGGTTGTATATTGCATACCGGGTCTAGTCGGCGGAGCTTGTTCCTTTGTTTTAATAGGAGCGGGCGGGACACCATAAGATGTGTTCACTTTTTCATCGGGGTGCAATACACTATTTACAAAATCAAATCCGGGGCTGCTTTTGCTCATCGTTTGTGCAGTTGCAGTGGAAAACATTTTCATTAATTCGGGACTTTGTTTAATCACATCATTAAACCCAGGCGTAGCAGTAGACAGCGCCTTGTTGGTAATATTCAATACGGCGCCGCTGAATCCGAGTCGAAGTAAGAGAGATACTTCCGGCGACATTTTTCCGCCCTTATATTTATCGTGTAATTCGGCGAATATTTCCTCGTAACTGTCTATATCTTCGTTAATTTGCTCGCCCCATCCGTCCAAATTTAATCCAAACGGGTCAAACACCGCATTACCATATTCAATCGAGTTTACTAGAGTGGTCAACCACCACCCCTGCAATTTAACACTATCCTTCTTACGCTTATCTTCCATGGCGGTTTCGTATTCATCTTCAACTTCATCGTAGTCAGATTCTAGATTAAAATGCGAATTATGCTTGATTAATCCCTTCTCATACCACTCGTCTAACTTCTTGATCATCGCGCGCTTTTTGCGACGTTTTTCGCGTTCAGACATGTGCGCGCTACCAGATGCCTCGGGAACGTCATTCATTTTACCATAACCATCCCACGTTTTAGTTGTTCCAATGCTTTCCACCGTCGCAGCCCCCAATTTTGAATCAGTATGAAGGGGGACATTTGAAGTAGACGGGGAAGAATTGCTACCAAAATTAAACATACTCGAAAACCCACTAACACTTTTGGTAGAAGGTTGATCGGCAGGTTGACCACCCGATTTACTTAGTTCGTTCAATTCATTTTCCAAATTGTCTAAATCTCCCATGTCCACACGCGAGGATGCGCTGCTTGACCTTTGTTTATCATTCATTAACAATTCAATACCTGGTCCAAAATTAACAGAATGTGATGTTTTGGGGTATTCATTATCGTGCAACTGGAAAGATACCGGCTCAAGGTCGCTTAATCCAATATCAATGACTTCCATAGAATCGACTTATGATAAAGTTATACTATTTATTTTTAAGTTCTCCGCATAAGTAATTAGTTTTGTATGTTTTAAATACCAAATACCTTGTAGAAATGCATCGGCCAAATCATCCTTTTTCGGTGTGTTTAAAACGTCTGCCCAATTTCCTAAAGTCGGGTTAATTTCTAAAAATTTGTTACAAATATCAACACTCGTTTTTTTGTGTTCTTTGTATATGTCGCGTGCACTCGAAGATATTTGGTTCGAAATAGTTACACTATCATCTATATCCGATGACCCGGATGGTTTAATAACAAAATGTTTCAGTTTATTCGCAGATGATACGAACTCGATATATGGAGAGTTAGGTTGCATAATATAATACTGCGCTAACATACCTTGGACGGTTTTCATTCGAGAGGCGATTGGAGATATCTGATTTTCCATAATAACGTGGGTTATATCGTCAACATCAAGTAGGTCATCCAAACATTGTTTCATATTTCGCCCCACTGTTATTAAATCGGTGTCTCCTGCAGTTTTCGCACGCTTGGTCAAGACGGGATTAATCCCGCGCGCATCAAATTGTTCCAAGACAATTTCTAAACAACCCTTCTTTGTTTTTGGCGCCCCCCCTTGTGGAAAAAAGTTCATCTTATTGCTTATATCAACCAATTCATCTCGACCCATTTTTTTAATACTAGCACTAGAATTCAGTTTATTGCGAATAATCCAAGAGTTATCCTTAGCGGCGGTATTCGCATGAGTTTCACAAAAATATTGATCATTTTTCGTATATTTTGCCTTGCGGTCACATTTGCGGATTGCCTGTTTTTTCGATGTCTGTTTTAAATTACATGTGCACGCCTGTGCTACTACTACATCATCCATCAAATTTAATATACCCCAATCTTGGATACGAAGTGAATCGAATTCGGCCTCGAAAATACAATACGCCATATTTTTTATACCTACGTCAAAACTGATTAATTTCATGAGTATATAAGGGGATACACGCCTATATTTATATGGGTGTTTACCAAAATGTAGAAAATTAGTCGACAGAGTTTAATGCCGTGGTAGCAAGTCGGTCGGCATTATGATTTCCAACGGAATGTATGTCGGTTAACCCGGTATGTGCCTTAACATGAATAAATCGTATATTCGGTTCGCGTGAATATAATGTGTATATTTGACGAACCAGTTCCTTATTTGGAATATCGTCCACCCAACCATTTTTCGCACATCGTTCGCCGTAGCTAGATGCGCATTTTATCGAATATTTCGAATCGGTTACAATCGCAATTCGTTTACCGCCGCGAATATCCGATTCTATAAATGGAAATACACTAATGATCGCAGTTAATTCTGCTACATTATTTGTCTGTTTTCCGGGCAAACGCTTGGAAATATTGCGAACATCGCCCTCCCCGAAATAAACACCGATTCCCGCAGATGCACCGCGCATACCATTTTTACTACACGCACCGTCGGTATATACATAATAATCTGTATGCAGCTCATTCGGCTGGATGGAAATGTCTGCACTTACCGGGACGCCTTGACTAATATCTAATTTTTTTGACGCTATAAACGCCTCTGCGTCGATTTTTGTATCAAACTTTTTAAAGACCGCACCGCTAAAACCTTGGACAGAATGTTTACAATCTGTCCAATTCGTAAATACCCCAACAGAACGCCCATTTGCTACTGCATAAAACATCATATATTATAATATATGATGACTTATAATTAGACGGTCTAAACAATCAATTTTGCGAATATTTTTCGAATCACTTGAATACGAGCGTCTAAATAATCAGATGTGAGGAATAAAAATGCGGTCAGTGCAGTCGCAGATTGTATCTCTTTCAATTTAATATGTTTTAACCCACTTATACCATCAAACGGCGACGGAATTGATCGAATCACAAGTCTTCCGAAATAGGACACAACCGCCAAAATACATACCGCGACCACCACCTTGGCTATTTCCTCTCCCATAAGTGAAAGTGTATAATTGTTTGGGGTGGTTTCATCTAATGGAATATCTACCTTTTTTAGAAGCCGATCTACGGGAATATTAAGTAGAATCGCGACCAAGAACTGTATAGCAACTACATACATAATATCGATCGATTTTATAAAGAGAAATGAAACCATTATAAAATATACAATTATTTTTTAGCCATATAGGAATATAATTGTGCCTGCGTCAACGTTTGAGGCTCGTATTTTTGCGACAATTCGTCGCGGGACAAATACAATTTCTTCAAATCACTTGGCTCGGACATCACGACCCCGGGTTCGCGGTATGCGCGACCGGTGTTTGGAATTGGATTACCGGATCCACGTTCAGATGGACGAAATCGTTCAAAATATCCACAGTCATTGCAAGCCTCTCTAAAGTTTGATTCCGCGATTTCCTGCGAATGATCGATCAAATATTGGCGATATTCCCAATTCGATTTCACTCCACTTTGCTTGATAAGATTGTCGTTTAAAATCGCCTCGGGTTGATAAGACGCAATCAATGACCGACTATCCCCCATATTTGAGGGAAAATCGGGGTATACATTGTTTGTAGCATATCCAAGACGTGATACTTGTCTTGGTGCTTGTTCACATGTATATGCCGATGATATTGGTTCTGGCTGAGGGTAAGAAAACATTATATATTATTCTACATATATTGTTTTCAAAGTCCTACGATAATGCTTCGAATGAGTTTCTATCCTTTCATGGAGGGTTATCAATTTACCTCTGTGGATGCATTTGATGAAATCGAATGAGTTTCAATGATTTCAATTAATTGTGCCTTTTTCATCTTGGTCGCATCAACTACCCAACCCTTTTCGACCACGAATGCCTTTAAAGCGCCTAAATTCATCTTCGTGTAATTCGGCAAAGATGGTGCACTGGATTGAATTTGTAATGCGATTTCGGATGCATCGATATGTATATCATCGGACGACACAATATTTAGCTTACCTACATTGTTTGATACAATCGTTTCTACATTTACATTTGCGTCGTCTTCATCCGACACAAGAATTCTTTCATGTTCAGAATCGCTATCACAATCACTATCATAATCGCTATTTGATTCACTGTTACTGTCTTCTTCTTCCTCATCTTCCTCTTCCTCTTCCTCTACAGTATTTAATTCCTCTGCGGCGGCGGCGCGGGCAGCGCGAATATTGTCTGAAAGGAGACTTGCGTCGCGAGGAGATATCGCGTTATGGGGATATGGTGTAGATGGACGTACATACGACAAAACCGCCCCCTTTACATTAGACAACTCTTGCGCTAGATTGTTGATAATTTCAAACATAGTATCTTGTTTGCTTTCTGCAATACTCAATCTCTGTTTAAAATGGTATACCAACAAGAGAATCAATACAAACGTTATGCCTAAACTAATAAAGAACGACGTTTCAATAAAACTAAATGCGGACATTTTTTTATAATAATTGAATATTTAAACTGAAGAAAATAAACGAACGGTTCGCATAATATTGTGTATTTATAGTATATAACGCAAATGGAGACACCTCGGCAGAATAATGAATTTAATAATATAGAACCTTTATCTGAAACGATGAATCAAGAAGAACCCGTCAATACCCCGTCTAGCATGGTTTCTAAAAATTTGATTATTATCATTTTGGCTTCTCTCCTGGTTTTATCATTTTTAGGAGTAAATATTTTTCAAGGTATGATTATCGCGATACAAAATCTTGTAGCACGAATATTGTCCATATTTGGGTTTTATACTGGCCTGTTGATTAATTCTACAGCGGATGTTGTCGGCGACACCGCGAAGGGCGGGGTAGATATAGCAGAGGGAACTCTGCACTCAATCGGCAATTTGTTACAAAACGAGGATAACATGAACGGTCCCCCCCCTGCTCAAATGCAGTGGAATACAACCCTGTTTAATTTGAATCCTACGGAAAAAAGCGATAGTGGATCCCAACAAGTAAAACCCGAAGTTACTATTCCCAAAAATATAGATGTTGATTTAAACAAGGGAACGCCGAAGGTTACTAAGTATGAGCCGTCTGAATCAACCGCAAATAATTTAACATGGTGTCCGGTTGGATATTCGAATGGAACCGGTAAATGTATCCAAACAAGCACGAATGAAAAGTGTATGTATGGTAAGGTATTCAAAACAAAGGGTGAATGTGAAAAAGACATAGATCAGGTTCCATTTGTTGGATATGCATCCCAGGGACGGGAAATTAATTGGGGGCGTCCACCACCGCCGCCGCCGCCAGCCGC